TGTTTAAATCTTGAATTGTTGCCGCTGGAATAACCACTGTATTCATCTTGGATCTTAGTATTTCATATTCATCTAAGCCTAGTTGATAATCCCAGTTTTCCGTTTTACCAGTTGCTTCATCGCGTAATAAACCTGCTCCTACTAAAGCTAGTTTACCGTTTACGTCTTTTAAAGTTACAGCACCTGAATCTTTCCAAAGCTCATTAAAAAGCATTCTTATATCAGGATCATTAAGTTTAGATAATTTATTAGAACCATTAGGGCCTAAATCTTTAAAATATAAAGCATCAGTTGCTAGCATGTTTTTTACTCTACCGTATTGACTTAAACCTTTTTCTTTAGCCATAATTAATTGAGCTCCTAAAGAAGGATCTAGTTCACCTGAGTCAATTTGATTTTTTAAATCATATATATCATTAGCATCTCCCATAAAATAATCTTTAACGTTTCCATCAAAAGTTTTTTTATCTATATCAAACTTACTTAATTCTCTGTACTGCTCGTATTGATTTCTAGCTTCGCTAGCATCTACTAATCTTTGTCTTTCAGTCAAAGCAGAAGCTCCATAGTTTATTAAACTACTAGCTATTTTTTCTGCAGCAGCAGGATCAAAAGGTTTTATTGATTTGTATTGTGGATATTCCATATTTTGTATTTTATTTTATAATAAGCTTCCTAAACCTTGCATGAATCCCATTGCTGAACCTAGTCCTTGCGACTCTGCCATTTGCGAGTTTTGATTAGCTTGCGACAATTGGCCTAATGCTACTTGCATATCTGAGTTTGCTCTGTTCTCTAATAGTTCAGTTTCAAACGCTATACCAGCAGCCTCTGCTTGTTGTACTCTTTGACCTTCTCCTATATCTATTGATTGTATTCTTGATTTTTCTGAAACTTTAGCTCTTTGTAACTCTTGTTCTCCTTGTGCTTTTAGTTTTTCATTTTGAGCTTCTTGCTGTTCTAAGTTAGCTGATACTCCTTTTTTACTTCTAAGTGCTGCTTGTGCTAAAGCAGTTGCTCCACCGGCACTTGCGCCACTTGATCTTAATGTATCTAAAGTATTTGCTAAAGCTAAGTCTGCTTCTTCAGCTTGCATCTCAGCTGCTTGAGTAGCAACGCCAATGCTTTGAAAAGGATTTGACATCATAGCCGAAAGATCTGTAGCTAAGCCTGATAAATTTGTAGTATTTATGTACGGATTTGTAGCGGTAGGTCTACTAGCTTTAGCGCTGTCGATAGCTGCTTGAGCTACTCTAGCGTCTTGCTCGTATTGAGCTTGTTTTCTTTTAGCGCCTATCATTCCGACTCCCGCCGCTGCTACACTCATTATTTGTCCCCACATATTTTATGTTTTATATTATCTTAAATTGTATGTTGCCCCTACTGAAAATATTCTTTTAATAGAAGTTGTATTTGTGTTTCCGTCTGTTCTCATTGTTACATCTATATAATAACCTTTCGTACCCATTAATGAATCACCAAAAAGTACTTCTCCTATTTGAGGAGGTGTGTTGTTTTTTATACTTGCAACATATTTGTTTTGTTTTCTATCAAAACCTTCGTAATACTGTATTCCACCATCTTCATAACCACCGTCATTGTAACTTAATATACCTGATGCAGTGTCTTGATAACTACTCCATCCGCCGTCAAAAAAGTTTTGACCAGTAGATTCAGAAGCTAAATTAATTACTTCCCATCCATTAGTCCCTTCGTAATTTATAGTATTAAAAGTTTTCATTCTAGTTGGTTCAGGGTTTACAACTAATTTTAAAGTTGAAAGTCTGCTACCACCTGCATAAAATTTATTAGGTTGAGCTGGGTTTTGATAATGTAAAAATAATTTATCATTTCTTATAGAATAAAAATCTCCTTGCACACTGAATATAAAATAAGGATCAAACGTGAAAAAGCTAGTCCAACCTAAAACTCTTTCGTCAAAAGATAAAGTCCTATAAGGAAGTGATTCAGGTTGTAAAGATATAACATAATTTTGGTTGTATATATCAAATCCACCTATCACTTTACCAGTTCCTGTGTTTCTTTGAACAAGTCTCAACTGGTCTCTAAAAAAGTCTGACATACCATAATTAGATATTTCAGTTATACCATCGTTAGATAGCCTTAAAACAGCGTTCCTATCAGCGTCAGCAAAGTATTTTCTAGTACCGTAAACCGCAAAAGACTCTGGGTTCCTACTAATACCATACTCACCTCTGTAAGCTATGATTTGACCTATCACTAGGTTAGCTGTAGTTGTTATAGATGCGCCTTCTGCAGAGTATATAGCATCTTTATCTATCAATGCTCTGTTTACTTTGCGCTCTTGAAAAATTATTAAATTTGTATCTTCAGAATATAGTTTCTGTATAGAACCATTTATAGGATCTACGCTTCTTGTTATTTCTTCTGCTACACTAAATTGATTGGTTTGATTTATACCTGTTCTAGAATTAAAAACTCCAGAATATATAAGACTACTAGCTCTTCTTGACTGAGCCGCTGTGTCTTCTACTATGTAAGCTTTAACTCCAAAATCAACAGTAGTATTATTGTAACCACCTCTAATTCTAGATTCTTCAATATACCAGTCGCTTTCTATCCTTAATCCAACAGGTACTGTAGCAGAAGGATCAACAGCATAGGCAGCAGATGAAGAAATCTGAGGCATAGCTTCACTTGCTAATCTCTTTACTGTAAAGGTGTTAAAATAACTTAATTCTATCGTTGCTCCCATATTATATTATCACTTGTTTTTACTTATTATTACACCGGTCCTAGATTACATTCGCCACCATAACCAGGTGTTGCATCTCCAAACTGTATAAAAAACTTAGCATCGTTTGCGCAAGCAGGCGTACTACATCTAGGTCCTGTTAAAGGTGTTGTTAGTACTCTGTATTCCCCAGCAACGTCAAATTCAAAAGTTAGAAATGCACTTACGCCATTAGTAGGCGTAACGCTATTAAAAGAAGTTATAGGCACTACTAAATTAGCTCCAAACTGGCCGGTTCCAGCGGTGACTGTTTGTGCGGTAGTTGCGTTTACCCAGGTTGATCCTGATTTATATTGTATTACAAATGTACCTGAAACTTCATTGTTGGTAGAGCATGCTCCGTTAATTGGGTTTTCTATTTTAACAATTATATACATTTGAGCTCCGTCATTTAACCCACCGTTACCTGTGGTTGATCCTATGTTTGCTAAATTATATTGATAAGCTACATTGTAATAAAAAGTTGTACCCCATATTGCGCCGCTAGGTAAATTACCAGTGGTAGTGTTAACTGCGCTATTTCTAAAATGAAACTCTCCTCCGCCTGGCGAACAACTGTAATCAAAATTATTAGAACCTGTTGCTCCACCGTTTGATCGGTAATTGTTACACACAGCTTGATTCACATGCTGTGCTCCAGTTGTCCATGATAAGCTACTAGTTTGTGTTAAAAAACCAACTCCAGTACCATTGCAATCAGAGGCTAAAGCTATTACAGTATATGTAGTATTTAAAACCATAGACTTACCAGCTTTTACAGCTAGTAAACCTGGAACAATAACATTATCTTTAGTCGCATTGATCTCAAAAATATCTACATCCGCGCCGTTTGTATCAACTTGACTTTGTATTGAGTAAACTATTTGGTTAGGTCTGTTAGTTGCGTTAGCAGATCCATTGTAGGCTTCAAAACTAGTTGTTTGTATTACATCTCCATCATCATTTGTTTCCCATAGTATGTAAGTATCGTTTATTTGTATTAATCTATCGGCGTTTAAAACAGGATTACCTATTGTTTTAGTAGCGGGAAACCTTGGTGTGTTAGTATTTGGTGGTTCAATGTTTGTTAGTGAAGCTGTTATACTAATGTTACTGGTATAAACTACACTAGTTACTTGTTCTGTGTAAACTACTACCATGTTTATTTGATAGACGTCGTCTTGAGTAGATGTTGTACTATACCAAAAAGTTTTATCTGGTCCTGTTTTTAATGACCAACTGCCATCAGTGTTGTCTTCAGTTATAGCAAAAGGAACTTCGCTTGTAACATTAACAGATCCGTTATTAGAAAATACACTCAATATAGTAGCGCTGTCTACGTTTCTTTCTGTACCACCTCCATCTAAAAACTTCCAAGAAGCATCTATGACTGTATTAACAGCAGCGCTTTCTGGAAATGTAAAGTTATCTTCATCCGTTCCAACTATTCCTGGGTCTTGAGCGTCAATTAATGCGTTTAAACCAGGTAAATAGCCTGTTGAAGATGTTTCCCAGAATATTTCTAGTAAAGATTCTATAGGATTTGTTTCTGCTACAGTTAATATACTTCCAAAAGAATACGGCGTACCGTTTACTGGAGTTTGAGGACTAACAACATGACCTGTAGTAGTGCATATAGCGCCTAAAGGATTAGTTGATAGATTTCCTACAGATATTTGAGCAGTTAAAGGATTGTTTTCTAAATTATAAAAAGGAGCTGCTTGAGGAGACGGAGGATTAGTAGCTCCAGGTGTAGTTCCCCAAGGAATTTTACCACTACCTTCTCTTGTAAATTGATTAGTTCCTGCTACTCCAGTTTGAACAACATCATTATAGGTGCCTTTGTTTACTCCTGAAATAAAAGGAATTGTTGCGAGCTCTCCATCTATGACACTTTGTATGTTTACTATAGTGTCATCAAGGTTTCCAGGAAAATACTGAACATTAAAAGGAGTGTAATTATATTTACCTGCATCGGTTTTATATTCCATGCTAGGATTATTAACTCTAGTATAAAGTCTAACACTACTTCTGTACTGTGTTTGATTAGGTCCAACTTCATTTAAATCTCTAGGAACCTTGTTAACATTGTCCCCAAACAATGGTGTAAAAGCTGTTATATTTCTTTCTTTATCAGTAGTAATAGGATAACCATTAACAAAACCAGGTAAATAAACATTGTAGTAATCTTGCTCTTGTTGTTTTATTACTATTTTATAAGAATACCAACCTAAAGGATTTGTAGAAGAGTACCAACCTGGTTCACCAGTTTCAGGGTTAGGGTTTTGCACTGCTATAGATCGCTCAAAAGTAATTCTTAAAGCGTCACCTATCCATGAAAAAGTTTGACCATTTGCTATCTCGTCTTCATCTCTGTAGGAATGAAATATTGTAGAACCAGAAGCGCCTAGTATGTCATCTTGACTAGATAATATAACGTCAGATTGTCTACCATATTGATCTGATAAAACAACCCCGACTTGATAAGTTCTGTTTTGTTTTAAAGAACTGTTAGGAAATTGAGTGTAGTTATCATACACAACGTCTTTTTCTTGAACTGATGTTATGTAATCAATATTTTCAGGCGCAGTGTGTTTGTCTATGTAGTTACCGTATACAATTCTACTACCTATAACTTCTTGAGCTAAGGCTTTTATTGGAACTTTATCATAAACTCTTACTGTTTGAGCTTCTGGTAAAGTTTTATAAGGTTTTATTGATTCGTAATTGTAGTCATAAAAATAACTAATACCACCTGGATGAATTAAATCTTGATACTTAAAGTTGGAAAAACTAATATTAGAACTAGTAGATACGGTGTCTAATACTTTTACAGATAACTGATCTGCTTCTTTATATAAAATATCTATTTCAGTTATATGAAAATAATCATACAATGCTATTGGTGTTGCTATTTCCGACTGATCACTTTTTCTAGGAATAGGTATTCTTAATTTAATACTATCTACGTTGTTTTCAAACCAAGCTAGTATAGTAGACTTATAAGCGTCTTCCATGTCTTTGTCAGAAGAGTTTTGGCCTTTGCCAAATATACCTTGTTGTTTAGGTATAAACATTATTTGAGTAAAAGGAGCCATTAAAGAATACTCGTTGTCGTCAAACTTAAATCTATAACTAAACCTTACGTATTCTCCTTCTAAAAAAGCAGGGTTACCTTTCCATTGTGAGTTGTAATCTGGATTATTACCTATTGTAATTTTTTGGTTTTGGTTAGGAACTTGTATTGTATTAGCTACATCTAAAGTAAAGTTAAAAGTCTCGTTTACTCCAGTTCCTTCAAACGCAACGGTTTGTATTATACCTGTGTTAGCTGGAACATCACCTAAACCGGTACTTATCCTTGCAGCCTCTTGACATGTAACAAGCATTCCTATCTCAGGTCTTGCTTCTCCTAATGCGCTTTTAATGATTTTTAAAACACTACCAGCTGCTCCGCCACCAGTAGCGGTAACTACCGTTGGGCCTACAAAATTAGAAACAAACCTATCATTTTTATTAGTCATAGAAGGTCTACTAAAATCTAATCGACTATTAGTTATAGCAGTAAAAGGTTTTGACACGTGTATCTCTAACGTTCCTGCGTTATTAATTATCTTAGTGACAGTTATTAAAGTGTTTATGCTAGGTATTTCTGAGCTAAAATCTTTGTCAACATTAGTAACTATATCACCTGTTCTTACTGTAGCAGGCATAGTGCCTTGTATTTCTATTATACTACTATTACTATGTGCACCATTTATTCTAGCGCTAGATCTTTCCATAGCTATTATAGTCTCATAAGGATAGTATTTAGCTACAGATATTTGTTCTTCTACTGTGTACTTTGTAGGAGCAGACGAAGCACTTGGATTTGCTAAAGCAATATTTATTTTTCTAGGCTGATTAGTATTGTCTGTAAAAAACAATAAATCTTCAATTAAATTAACGCCATATATAGGAAAATTTTTATCAAAATTTAAAAAGAATCCTTCAACTAGCTTAACAGGACTTACATTAGTAGGCGTGTTTAAGTTTAACCTATGTATAAAGCATTTATTAGCGGCAACAGCTCTTGGTATTGTTGACGTACTTGTAAAATCTGTAGAAAAAATATATAAAAAACCTTTGCTATTATCTGCTATTTGCCCTATTATACTTACAGCACCGCTTGGATCTAGATTAGTTAGAATTTCACTAGCGCCTGGTATTTGCTCAAACTCTCCAACAGTAGAACCTTCTGATCTACTTATTTGTAAATTTTCAGCTTCTCTATATTCTCCATTAGGAAGAATTCTAGCGTCTAAGTCTTGATTCATTTTGCCCTTTAAAAAAGCATTTGTAACTTCTGCCATTTAATTTAGTTTTTAAGCCATTTAGATTTACCTCTCATAACTTGAGTTATTTCTCCTAGTTTAATATTAGATATTCTAATTTTAGCGTTTCTAAGCTTTGCGCTTCTTTCTCTTTTAAATCTTTGTACTATATATTCTGGTATGTTTAATCTACTACCTAAGACAGCGTGATTAATATGAGCGTACATAGCATCTTCAGCAAACTTAGGGACTCTAGTATCTAAGTCACTAGCTAAACCATCAGAAACATATTCTATAACAATTAATTGATTAGCTAAATTGCTTGAAAAATTAAACGTTCCATCTACTTCATTAATAGTAAACCATCCATTCTTTTGAGTTGTTGCTGGATCCATACCATACCTTTGCCCAAGCTGTTCTACTTGCCAGTCAGGATAATAAGCTGCTGGAAAAGTGTTAGTATTAAAAGCACTACCAACTGGAAACTCTTGCCAAAGCCCTGTTATTAATTTAGTGTTTCCTTTGCTCCATAAACCTGTAGTAGTATCTGGAACTTCTGTATTATCACCATTAGCATCTTGTATAGGTTCTCCTAAACTATCTTGAGTTATAGCTCTAGGATTTATTGTTAGATTATTAGCAGGGTATATAATATGCTTAACGCCTATAGCATCTATATAAGATAGTCTTACATAGTTAACATAATCTTGAGGTATTATTAAAGATAAACTTGGAGGTATTTGTAACTCTAAAGCGTTAACACTTTTTAAAGTATCATAGCTAAATTCTTGTAGACCACGTTTAGCGTGGAAGACCACATCGGTTCTTTTTATATTAGGTATTAATTTGTCGTCTCCAACGTAAGCCATTAAATAGTTATTAACTATATCACTTATTTTTATATATTCATAACCACCGTAGTTATTATCTACAGCCGCAGACCTAAGCTGTAGCATCAACCATGTTCCTGCAGGTATACCATTAGGTATATTTACTATATTTCCTATACGTAAATTGTAAGTAAACAAAGGATTGACATTAGCGTTATAAGGTGTCCATGTAGCTCCTGCGTCAATACTTATGAATAAATCTACGTTGTTTAATGGAAACTGTTGTGCTGTAGGATTATCACTTCTTATTATTAAGTCAGTGTTAAAGGTACTTTGAAAAATAGTTGTGTTATTGTTAGTTGTAAACAACTGCGTCCCCGCGTAGTACTGTAAATTAGTTTCTGTTATTAGTGCCATGTCTTAACTTTTATCATTCATTTGTTCTTGTTGTACTTGTTGAGCTGCCATTTGCACTATGTTAGGATCTTGCAATATAACACCAGCATAAGATAAAACTTGTAGTATAACATTAGTCTGCTCTGAAGGATGCAATTCAAATTGAATAGAATTTGCAGAAGAATACAAGAGTTGACCTACGCTACCTGGTGTAGAAGACCAAAGTATATTTGCTGGTTTTTTAATGTAAGAAACTTGTATAGGACTAGTGTTGTTTGTAGATAAACCTGGGACTATAGTCGTAGGGTATATGTATATTTTTTGATCTTCAAACAAACAGGCTGGATACGTAGTTGTTGGAGCTACTAAAGGTGCTTTCTTTATTAAGTACCATTCGTTTCTATCCATTAATTGAATTTCTGTAACGTCATTATATATAACTGTACCTAACCTATAAAAATCCATAGCATATAAAGATATAGATATCGCAGCCGCGTTAGCAGGTGGCGTTGTAAATGTTACTGTAAGTGATTGGTTGTCGTAAGTCCAGTTAAAAACTTCAACACCAGCTACGGTTATTTTAACTTGAGAATCTATAGAACCTAGAAGAGTGGTCCATGGTGCTGCTAAAGCAAAAGCTGTTAACACCCCGTTACCTGTAAAAGCCTGCGGATCTATTAAAGGAGTATCTACAGCAGTAGGTAATTCATAATAACCTCCTACATTGTTGTATGTAGCAGTTCTAATCTTTTTAAAAATGTCAATTTTAGTTGCGGTGTTTTTAAACCTATTACCATACTCTGTGTCGTTTTGAGGAACACGCATTTGTTGGTTTAAGTCGTTAGCATAGTTTTCAAATATTCCTAATTGAACTTGCGTACCTACTCTATTAAACTCATCAGGCGTCATGTACCCTCTTTGTTGTTGGTTAAGTATTAATAAAACTGTTTTGTAAACAGTGTCCACGTTTATTGCCATTTGTATATTTTTATTATAATATTGGGCCCGAGTGAACGAGCCCTATATTAGTATTACATATTATGATAGCTTTTTATCTATCATTTTGAAAATTTCTACGCCTTCATCTGTTTTAAACCATGCAGCTAAAGCTGAGTATGGATTTTCTTCGTAAGGTATAGTTAGTAATTTTCTATCATTACTTCCCCATAAAAACTCTCTTTGGTTTTGAGATAGCTTTATTATTCCAGCTTCTCTAGCTTTAATTCCAAAGTTTCTTAGCTGTACGTTTTCATCGTTAGCTAAATCAATAAATAACTTAGGATTACCTTTAGCAAATAATAGAACATCTCTTCTTATTTCTTTAGATGTTAAAGAGCTTACATCGCTTCCTTGCTCTACTCTTAGTATTGCTTCCGCGTGCTCTGTGTCTATATCTCTTGCTGCGTTAAGAGCTATTATTTCTAGTTCTAAATCAACTAGCTCGTCTTTAGCTGCCTCAACAGGTTTCCATTCAGTGTATCTTACGTCTTTACCTGGATGGTATAATGATAATAGTTTTTGTAAGTTTTGCATATGTTTAGGAACTACTAGAGCTCCGTCTAAAAATGTAACATGTTGCAAAGTTACTTCTCCTTTTTGTTCTTCTACAAAAGGTGACGCTTGGTTTGTAGCAAAGCGTATTGTTTTTTGTATTCCAGTAATTGGATCAAAGTACATTAAAGGATATCTTTGAGTATGTTTAGATGGTAAAGTATATGTTAGTGGGGTTTTTTGACCTACTAAAAAGTACTGTCTATCTTTTATTTCCCATCCGTCTTCGGGATGTGGATCTTTTTTTACTATGGGTTGATTTTTAATTACTTGTGGTTTGTCCACTACAACCTCTGTTGTTTTTGCATTTTTTGCCATGATATAATATAATAAAAGTTAGTTAAAAATAAAGAGTATCCCCACCGATAAGGCAGGGATAAACTTTAAGTAAATATTAAGCAGTAAATAATACGAAATTATTTGCAGCTTGTGTACAAAGACATCTTTCAGATAAGAAAGAAACTTGCATACTATCTGAAGTGTTAGTGTAAACACCACCTACAGAACCTGTAATCCAAGATTTCATTCTTCTATCGTCAGCTTGTGAAGCTCTGTATCTTACGTGTAGGAATGGTCTACGTATATTTGTACCAAGTAATTGGTCATATACAGTAGAAGTTCCTGCAGGAATCAATACACCATCAATGTTATCACCAGCTGTGAAGTTCGTAGAACCACCTCTAGTAGAAGCATCATTTAGATATTTCCATGAAGTCTTGTAGAAGTCATAAGAACCTCTTCTGAATCCAGAAAATCCTAAGTTCAACGCCATTTCTTCAGAGTTTTCAAATACACCGTAAGATGTACCTCCAGCTCCGTAAGAATTTTGTTGTGCTAACATGTTATCAAACTGTAATTCTGTAGCTCTATCTAAGAAAAGCATGTTTTCTTCAATAGCACCTTGAGAATCTAAGTTCATTAAGATATCATCGAAATCTTGTAAAGATCCACCGAATCCTGCCATAACGTTTCCTCTAGTGTTGATAGCAGAGAATAAACCTTGCGTACCTGCACCTTGAACAGCAGCTCCAAATCCTGAAGCAGCAGGTAAAGCACCAGCTACAGCTTGACTAAGGAAAGATAAATCACCAGCACCACCTCCAAATGAGATAGCTCTTTCGCCTTCAACCATACTCATTTCTAAGTAGTCTTCGAATCTTAATCTAGTTTCTCCTTCAGCTTTTAGATACCATAAGTATCCAGAAGTTCCATCTTCAGCAGCAACTTCAACCCAACCGATTTGAGCAGTATCAGATCCACTAACTTGGTAGTTAGATTTGATAATGATCGGAGCGTTAGAATATTGAGTAAATGAAGGTTGGATATTTTCTGTAGATCCTAATGTACCTTTTGCAAATTCAGAACCGTATACGAATACTTTTAACCCAGTAAGACTTAGTCCTATTAAAGATGTTGCATCGTAAGCGTAGACATCAATTGAATTTACGTTACCACCAGCAGCAGCTGCACCTACAGCACCAACAAATCCGTGAATAGTAGCTCCTGGTTTAGCAGGATCCATTACCACGATAGTCATGTTTGTAGTTATAACGTTAGTAACACCAGCTGTTCCAGCAGGATTAACGTTGATTGTAAAGTTATTCGCTTGACGAGTACATCCGTCGTAAGAGATATGTAATCTATTTTGTTCAGACCAGATTACCTGATCAGACGTCATTGGCATTTCAGCACCTACCATTCTTAAGAAACCTCCTAAAGTACGATTTCCGTATCTTTCTATTTCAGCTTCATAAATTTCTGGTAAATATTGTTGTGCGAACGTCCCACCGCCAGCGGCGTTGTTAAATTGTAGATAATTTGATGATAAAGCCTGCGCCGTAGGCGAAGGAACCAAATTACCATATTGTGGAGATAATACACCCATAATTTTTAATTTTTAATTTTTGATTAGTTAAATTTTCTTGTTTTGATTTTTAGTCTAGAAGAATCTTGTCCTGTAACTGCTTTAACTTTTAATCCTCCAATAAACACATCACCTTTTGGAGTCTCTCTTACTTCAGTTGTTATGTTTTTAGAATTAGCAACGACACTTTTTACAGCGTCTGCCTTACCTTGCTCATAAAAATGTTGAGCAATAGTGTCAGCGTTGTCTGCGGCGTACACGGCTTTGTGGTAACCAGCGTGATTAGTTACATTACCTTTGTCATCCATAAATTTGTTAACTAGGTTTTTTAAACTACTCTGCTTGTTAGCGACATCAGAAGGATTTTTAATACCGTATCTAAACTTTTTGTCTCCTACATTGAAATCAAAACCTTTGAAATCGCTAGCAAATAATTGTTTAGTTTTGGATTTAAAATCAGTATACTGTTTGTCAACCACTTCTTGTTCTTCATTATATCGATTAAAAAAATCCACAGCTTTTTTCTGTTCTTGAGTAACGCCCGGTCTCAACTTGATCTCGTCGTAATATTTACCCTTTAGTTCTTCTAAATAGCTATGAGCTTTTGCAACCTCTTCTTTAAATGCGAGTTTTTTCTTACGGATGTCTCGTTCACCCTCCTCATCTTCATCATAAGAAAAATTATCTTCCATAATGAATTCAATTTCTTCTTTGTCTAAATGAGGTTTTGATTTTTTATAATATTCTACTAGTAAAGATCTGCTATCTACTTTTGAGTAGTCAGCATTTAATCTAGTATAGTCTTCTATTGTTCCACCAGTTTCTTTCATGAAGGCAACTAGCTTTTCTACGTTGTCTGGTAAAATTATTTCAGGCTTTGCTTCAACTACAGGTTCTATTTTTTCTTTTACTTCTTCTTTTTCTTCATCTGTAATCTCTTGTATTATTGGAGACTCTTCATTCACTTCTCCAATAGTAACAATTTCTTCAATAGCAGCCTCAGCTACTGGTTCTTCTTTAATAACTACCTTAGTTATTTCTTGTTTCTTTTCTAACCCTTCGTTAATAGGTTCTACAACCGTAACTTTTACAGGTTCTTTTGATTCTACTTTTTCTACAGGTTCTTTAATAGATTTTTTAATCTTTATAGATCCTTTTGTTTCTTTTTCTGTTGACATGATAAAATATTATATAATTAATTAATAAAATTACCTAGGCATAAACTGCTCTAGGTTCATTCCTCCTCCAACAGAATCGTTTCCGTTAGACTCAAAATTCTTAGGCAATAAATCATTTTTTCTTTGACTTATCATTTCGCTTTGTTGCGTTGCTTGTATTCTAGTTCTTTGATCTTTACGATCTTCGATCTGTGCTTCTTTCTCGTTCATTGTTTTGTTCTGAGCTTCTGTTAACTTTATATTGTATTGAAACTCTAACTCCATCAACTCTTTCTTTATCACAGCTTCTTGCTGTAATTTGTTTACTTCAAACTGAGACTTACCTTGTTCTAATTGAAGCTTAGATTGAGTCATTGCTTCGTTCTTTTGAACTTCAGCCATAGCCGCTCTCTCCGCTGCTTCAGCATTTGCATTGGCTTGTGTTTGTATCATTAACTGTTGCTGCTCTTGATCTTGTTTAATTTTAGCTTTACGCTTAACTTTAAGCATTTGATTAGCTAGTTTTAAGTTTTTAACCTGACGTATATCGATCGCGTCTTCTAAGTTAATACCACCGCTCTGCAAAGCTATTTGTATGTTTTGTTCAAGCACAGCTTTTTCTTCTTCGTCAGGTTCTAGTTCTAAATAGATACCAAATTCAAATAAATTTAAGCTAGACATTTCTTGTAAAGTACCTACGTTAAAAGAACTTAAAGAATCTTTTAAACTTTGTGCTAGTAAATCATACTCTAATACATCTGATATTTTAAGAGCTACATTTTCTGCTGTTTTAACAGTTAAGAAAGAACATGCTTGTAGTATATGTCTAGTTGCTACGTTAGAATTTGCTGCTGCTAGTTTTTGTATACCTACTAAAGCATCTTTGTCAGGCATACTAGCGTCTCTAGCTTCGTTAAGTCCTGTTACATCTCTTATCATTTGTAAGTAATAATTATAAGTACCTATAAGTGATTGTATTTTTCCATTTGCACTAGAAGTTTGTAGTTCTTGAATAGGTACTTTACCTCTATTAGGATCTCCATCTTGTGTAAGTGATCTACCTACTATAGAACCTGTTTGGAAATACATATTTAATGCTTCTTGAGCATTGTAATTTGTACCGTTACCTAAATCAACCTCTGCTAAACCATCTACATCTACAAACACACCATCTGGAACCATTCTAGATAAGACTTGTTGTAGTTTTAGATGCGTTAGTTGTATCATATCAGCAAAGCTAACACATTTACTAACTAAAGATTCTATTCTTCCTCTGTACATTCTAGGCGCACAGATATTATAGTTCATGTTAACCTTAGTCATATTAGACATAGGTCTAGTCATGTTTTCTGCTAGCTTCCATTCAACCATGTTATCAATACCTAGTATTTTAGCACCGCTATATAGAACTTCTATTGATCTAGCTACTCTTTCAAAATTGTCATTAGCCGGTGGGGCAAATGAGTCTGGCTTTTCTAAAGCTTTTTCTAAACCTTGATCTGTTTGTTTTATTTTAAAGACTTGATTGTTGTAAGTTTTATATTCAAAAAACAACACTTGAACAATATCTGGTCCTTGATTCCAGTTTCTTAAATAATTTTGAGTACCTGGAAACTTTTGTATTTTTTCCATTTCTTCTTCAGAAAGATAAGGAAATTGTTTTTTTACTTCTGCTATAGTCATAGACTTAACTTCACCAACATAGTATATGTCTTCAAAATTAGGATCTTCTGTATAAGAATATACTAGCGAAGCAGGATCTACATATTCTACTTTTATACCATTAGCTATATTAAAATTAGTTTTAACACAACTAATACCTAAAGTAACTAAATCTAATAATAGTCTTTTTCTAGTTTCATTAAATTTGTTTTGCGCAAACACATTAGCTATAGCTTCTTCTTCAGCTATTTCAATAGACTGTTTGTAAGTTAACTGCATGTGAAGATCTAGCTCTTGTCTATTTTCTGGTAAATTCTCAGGATCACTAGTAGTCCATAAATTCATACCAACTTCTTTTTGAGCTTTTTCTAAGAAAGATCTTGCTTGTATATCTCTTAATAGACCCTCAGCATAATTAGTTCTTTTTTTCTGTGACTCTGGATCTTGAGCGTAAGCTTTTATATCGTAGTCTCTATTAGCCATTCCGTTAACTACTATGTCTACAAATTTAGAAATAATAGGAACAGGTTTCCAGTCTAAATTAAGATAAGACATATCACCGTTGATAGATAATTCGTCTTTGTATTTTTGTACTGACTGCTCTCCTCTAGCGTATAGTCTTCTGTTATGAAACTGTGAGTAGTTTGTCATAAATCTATCGCCGCCATTTTGACCACCTCTATTCTGTCTAAACCACTCGTTCTCTATAGCTCTTCCTACAAGAAGCCCATATTCCCAACTGTTCTTTTCTTCATCCGGTACTACCTGACTTGGAAACGTGCTATTGTAATTAGTTGTAATCATCTATTTTATTATTTTTGAAATGTGTCCTTTATTGTCGTACGAGCTAAATCCTAAGGAAACTTTTTCTCTTATTATTTCATTAACTGGTCTATATTTATTTTTATTACAAGCCATTAAAGCTAGTCCTGAGCTTATAGAAGCATCATGCTTTGTTCTATTGTTTATATCAAACGCTGCCCAGTCTTCTAAAGTTCTTTGAAAATACATGTCACCATGAGTATCTCCTAAATGACCCACATAATTTTCTATGTA